ACTAAGTATTTCGCAAAGACATGTTCAAATTGTAGTTTCTTCGGCATATGTGATGCTGCTAATACGGAGAGTTGGTTTTAGTGAAGTGGAAAGAATACTTTAGGCGGAAGAAAGAATACAAAGAAAGGAGGAAAAAGAAATGATAGATAAAATGGTAAAAGAAGAATTAAACCAAAAGATTTGGTCTTTCACAGAGATAGCAAATGTATCTGAGACCGTTGAAAACTTAGCAGAGGCTGTCTATGAGAAGATGCCTACTACTGATAAGTTGAAGATGGTTTGGGATACAGATGTATTCGCAGAAGAGAGAACACCGTTTGGGCAGATATACATGAACACAGTCATGTCAGAATTAAGAATAAGAATAGCAGAAATTGTAAGAGCAGAATTGCTTGAAGCAAAAGTCTCGTTTAAGGAGGTTAATAAAAATGAAAATGCCAAGAGAAGTGTGGGCAGGAAGTCATCTAAGAAACGCACCACAAATGAAAAGAAGAGTAGTGAAGACGAAGAGTGAGTTTGTTAATTGGTTCAACTCGTTCAACGGGAAAATGAACTGTTATACGACAGTCTATGACTTTGAACACTTCAAGAATGAAGTAAAGATGGAGAACTCTGTGGTATTGGATAGAGCATTCTTAGATTTCGATGCTCATGATGAACCGTTAGAAGATGCTTATCGTGACCTTAAGAAAGTAGTATCAGATTTAGTTGCTGAAGATATCGTCTTCAAAATGTATTTTAGTGGAAAGGGTTTCCATGTTTTTGTTTATGGAGAACCCGTTGATGATATCCGATGCATTCAACAGTATTATTCCAAAGTCAGTGATGGTGTGCCTACGCTTGATAGAACGGGCATACAGACTAATAGGTTGAGAAGATTACCAAACTCTATGAATCTAAGTAGTTCTGATGAAAATGGTAATCCTTACTTTTGTATTCCCCTACTTGTGAGTGATTTGGATGGTAGTCTAGATGTTATATTGGAGATGGCTAAGAAACCTAGAAAGATAGTATCAAACAACGGAACTAACCTAGTAGTATTTCCTGAGATGCAACCAATCGAGATGAGTGATATAGAGGTAGACATTCCAACACCTGTTGGTAAGATACCAATACTTCCTTGTATGCACAATGCAATTATGGTGGAGAATCCTAGTCATTATGCTAGAGTATATCTTGTTCAGTGGTATCGTGATTTACTGAGCATGGGTAATAGGAATCCAACTCCTGAGCAGAACAAACAGATTACAACCAATATAATGAACGAACTAGAAACAATAGCATCAAAGCCGGACATATGGCTTGATTGGAATGCTCCTACCACAGAGCGATATGTTAGAGGGATTGTGGACAAGGGTTACAACGCACCTAGTTGTGGCAATGTTCTAATCCCACAAGGATTCTGCGTAGGAAAGTGTTGGAGGTATCATGATGGATAAACTAAAGATTGACAGTAGAGAAGACTCTGAACTCTCAGAGTTAGTAGAAAAGTATTGTCAAGACATGAACATACCCTATGAGAAAGAGTGGTTAGACATCGGAGACTACACCTTTGCTGATGTATGCTTTGAAGCGAAGTCAACATTTGATTTCCTTTCATCTGTGATTAACAAACGACTTTGGAATCAGTTAGATAACATGGATGCGAAGTTCGTCAATAACATTGTAATTGTATATGGCAGTTTTAATGATGCTCTAGAGAATCACTTGCATTATGTCAATAACAAAGCAGGTCAAGCAAGGATGTTAAGAAACAAGTTTGATGGAGCATTTGGTAAGATAATACTCGATACAGATGCTAATATTATTTGGGTATCATCTGCTAGACAAGCAGCGAGATTAATTGCTGTTGTCTGTAAGATGCATCCAATAGACAGGGAGATTCATACTCCAAGTATTATACGAAAAAGAATAGCAACAACTGATTTGCGAGTTGATGTGCTATGTACAATAAAGGGCATCAGCCCAAAGAAAGCAAAACTCCTGATAGAAAGGTTTGGCTCTATCATGGAGATAGGAGAAGCATCCATCGAGGAGATATGTGAATTAGATGGATTCGGAAAGGTGATTGCCAAAAGGCTAATCGATGTGCTAAACAAAGAAGAAAAAATGGTGATATAAATGAATGATAAATATGAATATGATGAAGACAGACTGTATTATGAAGGACTAAGCGATGAAAACGTTTTACCCATAGAAAGAAAAAACAACTTGCCTAAGATAGTGGAAGAGTATGTTAAGAGTGCAGCAGATATGTCAAAGTATAACGAGATACCAGCAGCAATTGGTTTCTTTGTTATCTTAGGACAGTTAGCAAAAGACATGGTTGTTATACCAAGTGGTACTAGAAGAGATGACACTAGAATACAATTCATTTGGATGCAGACATCAGGAACAGGAAAAACAGAATTGTATAACTTCTTTGGGCCTGTTGCTAGGGAATCTTTCAGAATGATAAATGCAAAACACGGAACTGAGTTCAATGTCTTTTCTGTGGATGATGCTACTGATGCTGCCTTGATAGGGTCTAACACAAAGGAACGAGTAGCAGTTGAAGATGATAATGGCAACACTACTTGGGAAGAACAGATTATCAAAATCGATGGTGGTCTAGAGGGAAGCGGATTGATTGCCTATGATGAGTTTGAATACTCAGGAGTTTTCAAAGTGTCTCAACACAAAGAGAATGTTATCATGTACTTGAATAAGTTAATGAATACTCTTTGGGGAGAGAACTGGATTATAGAAAAGAAACTAAAGGAAGGAGATATGATTGAGTGCAGAAGTCAAAGAAGTCTATACTCAACCACATATATCCCTAAGACCCTAACAAATGTGATTGCAGAAAAGGGAGTAATACAGAGAACTCTAATTTACATCAATGAAGTTCCACAGGAAATACAGGATGAATTAAGAGAAATGATACTGGATGAAATAGGAACAATCAAACCAAGAAATGCTCCTATCCAAAGATTCGCTAATAATTACGTTTTAATCTATGACGCATTAAAAGAACGGTTTGAAGATGCAGGTCGTGACCCACTTCACACAATCAGATTCGGTAGAGGATTTAATGATGCATTAAAGAATGAATCTAACAAGATGAGAAACTATGTATCTAGCAGTAGACCCGAAGTGTTTGAGATTGCTGGCAACTTCATCACAAGGCTGAATCAGACTATGACTAGGCTTGCAGTATTGTGTTGTATTGCTGAAGCACCGAACATCAAAGACACAGAGAAAAGGTTCATTGTAACTGAAAGGCATGTACGTCAAGCCTCTTCTCTCATTCGACAATGCTATAAATCGCTGGTTACGTGGCTCGATGTAGCCTTGAAGGTGAAGACTCATGCTTTGCATGAGAAAGTAAATGTTAATGCGTTTAAAATGGCCTACAATAAGTTGTTAAGAGAAGATGATGAGGGTTGGGTAAACAAGGCACTACTGTTAGAAAAAGTGAGGAAAGATACGAAAAAAGGTCAAGCAACCATTTACAGACAGTTTAAGGAGATTTCAGATATGTACGATAACAAGAAAATCGGTATCAGGGCATATGTGAAGATGAAAAATAAGGAGGAAAAACAATGACAAAAAAAGATACATACGAACATCAGTTCTTGGTGTTCAACGTTAGTGACGGCCCGAAAGTGATAAATGAGTCCCTGAATACATATGGGAAAGATGGATGGTATCTATCGACAATGATAACAGTTGGCGGTGGAGAGCATCTAGTAGCATGGATAGTTAAACCAAATCTAATCCTTGCTCCAAACCCAGCAGAGGCACAGGCGAAGAAACTAGCATCTCTTTGGACAGGGGACAGTGGTGACGAGTGAACGTTTTAGCCCTTGACATTGAAACCAAAAACTACTCACATGAAATAGGTGGGTGGGGAAACACACACATGTTTCAAGTTTCTACTGTTTGTACATGGGATGGGAATACAGGAACAGTCTATATCGATGAACCAATATCATCTATTAGAAAATCCAATGTTATAGTTAAACCTCTATCAGACTTAAAGTTTGATTTAGATAATCACCGACAGAACGATGGAATACTATTAGGGCATAACATTGTTTCATTCGACTTAGCAGTTCTAAAGAACGCAATGGATATCTACTGCATTAAAGAGTATCTAGACAAGAAAGCATATATCGATACCAGTAGAATACTAAACAAAGAGTATGGGGAAAGATACAGTCTGTCTAATCTTGTCCATCACACATTGGGAGCAGAAAAACTGATGGACAGTGCTGACGCTCCTTTGGTGTGGAAAGCCGGAAGGTACAGTGAAGTAGCAGATTACTGCCTTAAAGACTGTGAACTTGTCTATGACTTATGGATATACGGCAAAGAGAATAACCTTGTAAAAGGATTCTCAATAGAAGAAGAAGAAGCAAAAGAATTGGAGGTGAAATGGTAATGAGTCCTTATGAATGGTTAGGGTGGATTATTTTCATAATCATCATTTCTCTATTATTCTTCGCTGCGTTCGGTAACAGCAAGTACACCGAATCAAACATCGAAGAATACATGGAGAACCTGATTGAAGATGAACGTGGTCGAAGTGGCACTCGCTAAGTTTTGCTTTCAGTGTTCTAGGGAAACTATCCCTAGAAGAATAGAAGGCAAAGTAGTCGGTTCTTCTGAGACTTTGCACATTTGGCAGTGCAGAGAATGTAAAGCATTGTGGTCTAGTAATTAATTTTACTAGGCCACTTTGCTTTTTTTTTGGTTTTTTATTTTGTCAATTTTTGACCAACAGCATTGCACTTAAAGACGCAATTTATTTTTACCTCCTAGTGTGGAAACTACACTATGGTATTAGTAGATGACCGAATTATAAGTGCGGTAATTGAGAAACCTCTAGAAATCGACACATCATTTCTTAGTTTTGGTTTGTTATTTCTAGTAGGTGGATGTATAGGATTACTATTGTGGGTGAGTAGAAATGAGTAAGAGTTACACGAAAACAGCGATGTTTATTCGATGTCTCAATGAGATTTTTGAAGATTGGGATGTAACTGAATGATTATATGGGAACTGTGTCACGCTCTGTGGTGTTGGAGTAGATTCAGACCATGAATACAGAGTTCGATTTGGGCGTATGTTTTTCTTGTGAATGGATTAGACCAATTGTATTTTCAAGACAGGGCTGTTTTTGTACTTATTGTGGGGCGTATATATGAATTGGTTTAGTATAGTCAAACGTAGTTTAGTAGATGAGGTCCGTGATTATTGGAAGGGCCAAGGAATCTTACACGTTATGTATAACCGAAGTAAGTATGGGCCAGCAGACCCACCAAATTCTAATGTTAAGCGATTTTATGTCAATAAAACCGAGCCTGATATCCACGAACTTGTAGGGCATTTTAAACATGAGTCAGATGATGCTGAGATTATTTATGCCGTTAACAAATATGGAGAAGATGTATCTAACTATTTTGTTGGGGTAACTGAGTTTAAAATCAGAAAAAGGTGATTAAATGAAACAGTGGCTGATTAGAAAGTTGATTGCCTTCATGGGTAACACATATGTTTGGTTGGACAAGAAGTTGGTTCATCCTGATGGGCCAGTTCTCGGTTTGGAGATAGATGATGACTTTGCAGGTATGAGTAGGTATGAGTTGTGTTGTCATATAGAGGATAAGTTCGGGTTGGAAAGGGACTCCTTTTGGAAGTTAGAATCAACACAGAAGATTCGTTTTTGTTCGCAGACTGCGAGAAACATCCTGACACCTAAAAAGAAAGGAAGAAAGAAATAATTCTAAGCAGTTTCCCAAAATCCTATGTTATCAGTGTACTGCGAATATCTATTAGTAATGAGAGCCTTATATTCCTGATAGGTTAATGAGTTATCCCATAACCAAGTATCTCCCCACACCGTATCAAAAGAACTACCTGCTGGTGGAGTCCAAGTCTCAAAGTCTGCTATTACTAGATTAAAGGTATCATCCTTGGCGCAATGCTCCCAAACTAGGTCAGCCACATCTTGCTCTAGTTCTATGATAGTGACAGATGTAACATTTGGGTTATCTATCAAAGCCTGATGTATCATGCCTAATCCAAGACCTCCTATTAGCACATCACCTGTTGCGTTATCCCACAGCCATTGATGTTCATTGTATTCTGCTTGTGAGTTTTGCATTATTGGCATGGGACAAGTATTCTTGATTAACACGGTATGGTTGTCATAGGGTTCTGCCTTCATGTTCAGATATGTCTGCCACATCTTGTATTGTGTCTGTCTATTGTAATGGGCTACTTGATATGCACCCGTTGACCCTTCCGGTATGCTAACTTCTATTCTTGTCATTTTATCACTCTAGTTGGTAAAGTTATATGTAATAACTTGACTGTTTGCGTTTGTTGTACCGTTGCTGTTAGTAGCAGACGCTGATATCACGAATGCTAATACATCGCCGTCTGAAGGATATATTATCCCTCCCCTTCCTCCTCCGAATGTGAGAATACCATTCTTAACTATACCAAGTGTTCCAGTGGCATCTTGCGAAGTCGAAGCCGTACCGCTTACTGACGCTGTTCCAGCACTAAGACTTGTGCTTAGGTGTGTCGCTATGTCCCATGCGAAACTTGTTGCTCCTGTTGCTCTAATGTATCCCTTCACTCTTATGGTCGCTTGACCGGAAAGACCACTAAAGGCTTGGTCTAGTTCAGTCAAATCAACATCTACTTCGTCTGAGTTGCTACTGAACCCTGAACCATCAAACGCCATTAAAGCAAAAGCAACTGATGTTTCTTCTGCCGTTACCGCATTATTGTAGTTACCACTTGATGAGGTAGCGATACTAACTGATGTCGGTGCGCTACTACCACCTCCACCTCCACCGCCACCTGATTGACCTTGCTGTGCGACTGTTCCTAAGACTGCTGGCATCGGCATGATTTCACCCTAATACTACCCACTCACTAGCACTGACTGCAATGCAGGTCTTTGCTTCGTATCTTGTAGTAATTGTTTGATTGCTGGTTGAGCCGTTCATTGTATCCGACCCGTTTGCTGCGATAGTTACTGTTCCCGTTGTGTTGCTGATGATAACATACTGGTCTCCCCTTTCGGGAGTAGCAGGTAGTGTGAATGTCATTGCACTAGTCGCCATTAGGTACAGACCAGCGTAGTCATCGTAGTCCAATGTTTGATTGCTGCTAAAAGTCCGTAGTTGTCCTGCCTTTGCTGCAACACCCGCAGCAGGAGTGTCACCGTGAGCGAGATTGTTAGAACCAACTGATAGTAGCCTTTTCTGACTGTCCTTGACTAGGATGGATAAGTACATCTCACCATCAGCGTTGCCGCTGGTTTGGTCAGGCACTAGAACTCCTATCCTAGCATAGTCCCTCAAATCATGTATCGCTGTTTCGCTACCTACCTCTAGCATACTTGAGTCTGCACCCATGAACTTAATCATTCCAATATTGTCATCGTCAGCAACCTCGGTATCAGAAGTGTTCCTTAGCAAAGAGATGATTGGTGCAGCATCAGCAGAGGAATCAATATTAGTGAATACGAATTGTCCTAGCCCTTTCGCTTTGAATGACATCCCAACATCATCCTCATCCGAAATCGCCTCGAATCCCGGCCCAGTCATACGACCTGCTCCGGCGGTGTTGTATGAGTTGTGAGTTACATCTGTACCGAACAGAGTACCGCCAGTGGTATCTGAGATACCATTCCATATCTTGATGTACGAGTTTGCATTTGCTGTCTTACCAAACAGTAGTTGCTCATTGCTAGAATCGTCAAGGATACCATGACCGTCATCAATCAGAATGTTCTGACTGTTAGTATCCAAGTTACCACCGAGTTGTGGGCTAGTGTCATCTACCAAGTCAGACAAACCACCACTGCTACTAACAACGAGGTCAATTGTTCCATCAGAGTCCTGATAGGTAGCAGTAATGTTGGTTTCCGTATTACCTGAGAACATACCGCCTACAATATCTTGAACTTGCTCTGTTGATAATTGTGTATTTGTGTTAGTGGTGAAAGTTAGACTATTCTGCATATAATCTTGTAGAACAGACACATCCATCCTCTTCAGAGTTCCAGCGTCACTCAACACTAATTCATCAGTTGATGCTAGACCACTTGTTAGAGCAGTCGCACCTGTGATATCTGATACAGAGAAGTTCATGTCATCTGCAACTAGGTCTATTGTGCCATCGCCATCCTGATACGTTGCCGACACTCTAGTTTCTGTATTACTGCTAAACATAGCCCCAACTATATCTTGAATTTCTTCTGTTGTTGGAACATCACTTGTATATGCAACAGTAGAGGCAGTTCCCCAATTCGTATCATCTTGGTCTGCTCGGTAGTGATAGATTCTCTTTGTGCTGTTCTTAGCGAATGCCAATAGGTTTGCATCTCCACCTGTATGTCCTGTGAATGTATCCAATACTAAAACATCAACATAATCACCAGCGTTAGTGGTTGAACCATCCTCTAATCCTGTCTTTGTTGAGAATCTTCCTGATATTTCTCTAATCGTATTTGCCAAGTCTTCAGGAGCAAAGTCCCTATCATCATCTGTTTTCAAGTATGGAGCGTGTAAAGTTCTGAAATCCAAGTCGAATGGGTCTGCATCTGAACCCGGAGATATATCAGAGTAGTTGATGTCTACACTTGTATCTCCACTGTGGAACTTAATCTCTTCAGCGTCTGATATGGATACTTCAGTGCCATCATCATCTTCTAAAACAAATGTCATTTGAGTACCAACTAGGTCAATCGTTCCATCTCCATCCTGATATGTAGCAGAAATATTTGTCTCAGTATTGCCAGTGAACATCGCTCCTACAATATCTTGAACCTGTTCAGTAGTTAGTGTGGCAGTGATAAACCCTGAAGAACTGTTATCATAGTTAGACAGGTCATTGTCTACTACTAAGTCAATAGTACCATCACCATCTTGATATGTAGCGGTAATCAGAGTTTCCGTGTTCGATGAGAACATTCCTCCTGCAATATCTTGTACTTGCTCATTGGAAAGTTGCGTGTTTGTGTTTGTCGTGAACGTTAGATTGTTTTGCATGTATGTCTTTAGTCTAGACATTGTTGCCTTTCTGTTAGTGCCACCTGCACCATCATCAACTATCATTAGGTCAGCATCCACTAACGCTGCATTAATGTCAGTCATCCCGTCAATATCCAAACCAACAGTAACAGTATCCGTAGACCCTACTACTGTGGCAATTCCATCTCCACCCGCTATGTCTAATGTGTTACCATGAGCGATGGTTTGGTTGCTACCGGAATCACCTGTCAATGTGAACGTAGTCAATTGGTTAGTGTTATCATTTGCAGTCATATCATCTACAACTAAGTCTATCGTACCATCACCGTCTTGGTAAGTCGCACTTATTCTAGTCTCAGTATTAGAACTAAACATAGCCCCGACTATATCCTGAACCTGTTCCGTAGACAACTGAGTGTCAGATAACTGACTAGTTAGAGCAACTGTTCCAGTAGCATCCGGTAGAGTGATTGTTCTATCAGCAGTAGGGTCAGTAATAGTTAGTGTTGTCTCATTAGTATCAGAAGTAGCACCCTCAAACACAATTGCGTTTGCTGCCTCCATAGTTACAGTATCAACAGTCGTTGTTGTTCCAGCGACATTCAGGTTAGGAACAAGTAATGTTCCTGTGCTTGGGTTATATCTCAAAGCACCAGTGTCATCCAGTAAACCATTTGACTCATTATGGAATACAACAGGGAAGTTAGTATTCGCAGTGCTATCTGTTACTGTTACAGTTGTTGCTACTGCGGCAGTCCCGCTAGTGTTCTGATTACCAGCAGTGTTAACTCCGGGTAGATTTATGTTTGCAGTTCCGTCAAAACTAACACCACCGATGTTCCTTGCTGTTTCAAGTGCGGTTGCAGTGGCTGCGTTACCTGTTGTATCTTGATTAAGAGTTCCTACAACTAAGTCTATTGTACCGTCTGCATCTTGATAGGTTGCTGTAATACCCGTTTCAGTATTGCTACTAAACATTCCACCTGCTATATCTTGAACCTGTTCTGTGCTTAATTGAGTGTTAGTATTGGTTGTAAATGTCAGGTTATTTTGCATGTAGGTTTTCAGTCTACTCATTGTTGCCTTGCGATTCGTTCCTCCTGCTCCGTCATCTACAATCATCAAATCAGCGTCAACTAATGCAGCGTTGATATCCGTCATGCCATCTATGTCTAGACCAACTGTTACTGTATCTGTTGACCCAACAACGGTTGCTATACCATCTCCACCAGCGATGTCTAGTGTATTTCCATGTGCTATCGTTTGATTGCTTCCTGAATCTCCTGTTAGAGTGAATGTTGTGAGTTGGTTGGTGTTAGCCGTCATGTCATCCACTACCAAGTCGATAGTGCCATCTCCATCTTGGTAGGTAGCAGATATTCTTGTTTCCGTGTTGGATGAGAACATAGCCCCAACGATGTCCTGTACTTGTTCATCTGACAGTTGGGTGTTGGTATCTGCTGTCATATCGTCTACAACGAGGTCAATAGTACCGTCACCATCTTGATACGTTGCACTTATTCTTGTCTCTGTGTTTGAACCAAACATCGCACCTACGATGTCTTGAACATTCTCAGTAGACAATTGTGTATTGGTATCTGTTGCTGCGATAGTTACCGTATCACTGGATGCGTTTGTCGTCAGTGTAACATTAGAACCCGCAGCAAAAGTAAGAGTATCTGTTGCTGAATCTGCTACGACATTATCTTGCCCACTAACGGCTATCGTCTTGAATGCTTCACTCGCACCTGACGATGCGGCTGCTGCTATCGTAACTGCTCCACCTGATTCTGATATTGTGATATTGCTACCTGCTGTAAAAGCAAGAGTTTCGTTTGAAGCAAGAGTGTTGCCACCAGCAGTGACTGGTCTGAAGGTATTCGTATCAGATACAGAATTAGTGATTGTTACTGCACCACCGCTTTCAGAGATAGTGATTCCAGTTCCGGCAGTAAAGGCTAGGGTTTCTCCGTTTGCTAATGTGTTACCGCCAGCAGTTACAGTTCTAGGTGCAGTCAGATAAGATTGCAAATCACTGATTTGTGATTCAGTTATTGAAAGAGCAGCCTGATGCTGTGTGACGTTACTCTCTGCTACTCTTGCATCTGCAAATGTACCTGATGTTATCTTACTCGTAGCAAGATTTGGTATATCGCTTGCTGAAAGTCCATCATCGAGTATGTTTATTTCCGCTAGTGAAGCAGTGATACCTAGATTGGTCAGAGCGTTTCCTTGTTGTGTAGAGTTTAGTCCTTGGTTACTAACATCAACTCTCAGTCTGTTTCCTAGTGAAGTAGCAGTTGTTGTAGAGAAGGAGGCATCGTCACCAAGAGCAGCAGCAAGTTCGTTTAAGGTATTGAGAGCAGATGGTGCTGAGTCTACAAGTGATGCAAGTTCATTATCCACATATGCCTTTACCGACTGTTGACTAGCAGCAGCAGTAGCACTGTTAGAACTCATGTTATCTTGGTCTAGAAGAGTTAACTGTGTATTGGTATCAGTTGAGGCAATAGTGACTGCTCCTCCGCTTTCTGTTATTGTCACATTAGAACCAGCAGTGAAGGCTAATGTCTCTGAACCTCCTAATGTATTACCACCTGCTGTCACAGTTCGGAATGTGTTTGTATCTGCTGTCATGTCATCTACGACTAAATCAATAGTCCCATCTCCGTCCTCATAGGTTGCAGATATCCTAGTCTCTGTATTGGAAGTGAACATAGCACCGACAATATCCTGCACTTGTTCGGTGGTTAGTTGGGTATCAGAAAGAGAAATAGTACCGTTACTAGAGGGAATCGTAAGGTCACTAATCACATTGTTATCGCTACCAACAAAAGATAGAGTTGCTCCACTTGATGCTGCTGCTCCGGTTGTTACTCTAAGGTTAGTAGTAGTTGCTCCAACTAGTTGAACACTGTTAGCAAGCGTCTTATCTCCTGTGGCGTTCAAGTCTATTGTTCCATCACTATCCTCATATGTTGCCGAGATACCTGTCTCTGTATTAGAGGAAAACATTCCTCCAACTATATCTTGAACGTTCTCAGTAGTGAGAATAGTATCAGTGGTGAATGTAAGGTTGCTCTGCATGTAAGATTGTAGCACACTGACATCCATTCTCTTCAATGTACCAGCATCACTGAGAACCAATTCATCAGTAGAAGCAAGTCCACTTGTCAGTGCTGTTTGTCCTGTGATATCTCCTACAACGAAGTTAGATGCTCCTGAAGTAACGAAGTTTTGTGCGGCTATGTAATCGAAAACCGCATCACCAGTGACTAGGTTAGCATTACCATCAGCGACTGAGCCAGTTGTTGCGGCTATCGTGGAATCGAATGACAAAGTACCATCATCATTGATTGTAATTGTCTTAGTAGAGTTATCAGCACCAGTGACTTCTATCTTTGGTTTTGCACTCTGTCCTGTGTTTGGTGTAATTAGAATGTCCTTATCTGAGTTAGCCATTAGTATTCAACCTCCATCTTTCCGACATCCTTTCTCTCACCGTGTATTATGTAGAAGCAGTCAATGCCCTCATCTGCTGCATTAGCCACGAACACTTGGTTGTCTTCTATCTTTTCTACGAAGAGCATTTGGAAATCGCCGTTTGGAGTCAATTGTACTGTTATTGTATCTTCATCGACTAGTTCTGTCCAATACTCAGGAAGTTGTATTACATCTCCTTCTAATCTGCCTCTATGATACACCCCATGTTCCGGCCCTTCAAGAGAACCATGTTGTAGTGTCTTTCCTTCTTTTGTTGGATGTGGAATTACGAAAGACTTGGTTGTAGCACCGAATGAGCCATTGACTTGTAGTTTGAATCCCGGTGAGGTTGTTCCAATACCTACTCTTGTATTCGTGGAGTCAACGTGTAATGCATCCGTATCAACTGTCATGTCCCCTGATACAGTAAGTGAAGATAGTGTTCCAACGCTTGTTATTCCTGATTGTGCTGCATCTACATTTAGTGTATCGCCACTTAATGTCAATCCAGTTCCAGCAGTTAGGTTAGTATCATCCGAGATGTCTATTGGGTCTACTGTAATTGCCTGACCACTGATACTCAGATAGTTTCCACTACCTGTGAGTGTGACGTTAGTGGAGTTATCTGTTCCAGCCGCATCAACACCTAATGCAGTTCTTGCGGCAGATGCTGAAGTAGCCCCAGTTCCTCCCAGTGAGAGAGGCACAGTTCCAGCAGTGATTGCCTGTCCTGATAAACTGAGATAGTTGTTTGATACAGTCGCAAGAGTCACATTCGTTGAGTTGTCTGTTCCTGCGACATCCACATTCAAGTTAGTTCTAGCATTAGATTGCTGTGTTCCACTAAGCCCCTGTGAAGCGGTATCTACTCTGAGTCTATTACCTAATGCAGTAGTAACTGTTGAAGAAAAAGTAGCATCGTCATTTATCGCTGCTGCTAATTCGTTGAGTGTATTCAATGCACCCGGAGCAGAATCTACTAGACTTGCTACCTCAGTATCGACATAAGCCTTGATTGATTGTTGGGTAGCAAGATGTGTTGCTGAGTTAGAAGCCATATTGTCTTCGTCTTTTACTGGAACTACGAAGTCAAGCGTTCCATCTCCGTCTTCATATGTGACACTAATGAATGTCTCAGTGTTACCTGTAACCATTCCACCTACGAAGTCTTCTACTTGCTCTTGAGACAATTGCGTATTGGTGTTAGTAGAACTGAAATCCAGTTTACCGTTTGTGTCATCATAAGTTACAGTAATGTTGGTCTCAGTATTACTGCTTACCATAGCACCTACGATATCTTCAACTTGTTCTGTTGTTAACTGAGTGTTCGTATCTGTGGATGCTATTGTTAGTGTACCACTTGCGTCATCATATGTTTTGCTTATATTTGAACCAGCGACAATTACACCATTAACAAAATCCTCTACTTGCTCTTGAGTTAGTTGCGTATTAGTGTCAGTGCTTACAAAGTTTAGTTTGCCTCCTGTATCGTCATATGTCACTGAGATATTTGTCTCGGTGTTGCTACTTACCATTGCCCCTACTATATCTTGTACTTGTTCTGTTGAGAGTTGCGTATTAGTGTCGGTAGATGCGATTGTAACTGCACCCGCACTTTCAGATATCGATATATTAGAGCCAGCAGTGAATGCAAGTGTCTCACTGTTCGCTAGTGTGTTTCCACCTGCTGTAATGCTTCTAGGTGCGGTTAAGTATGATTGAAGGTCGCTTATCTGAGACTCAGTAATAGATAATGCTGATTGGTGTTGAGTTACACTTCCTTCAGATATCCTTGCATTTGCAAATGTTCCTGAAGTAATTTTACTAGCAGCGAGGCTTGGTATCCTTGCTGTGCCTAACGTACCGCTTGTTATCTTGGAAGCAGCGAGGCTTGGTATGTCACTTGCAGATAGCCCGTCATCTAGGATGTTTATCTCTGCTAGGCTTGCAGTTATTCCCAAGTTTGTTATTGCATTACCTTGTTGTGTAGCAGTTAGTCCCTGACTGTTGGTATCTACTCTAAGCCTATTACCTAATGAAGTAGAAGTGGTAGTTGCAAAGTTAGCGTCATCTCCTAGAGCAGCAGCCAACTCATTCAGTGTATCTAAAGCAGCCGGAGCAGAGGAAATCACTCCTGCCACTTCTGCGTCAACGTATGCTTTTATTGACTGCTGACTGGCTACCTTTGTTGCTGAGTTAGATGCCATATTATCTTCATCTAACAAGTCAGATGAGATTGAGTAGTTGTTAGCACTAGCAGCAATACCGTTTAGTTTCGTGTGGTCAGCATCTGTGAATACGTTTGAGTCTGATGCAGATTCAACTAGAGTCCTAATTTCTGCGGCAGTTTGGTCAGCAGTAGCAGCAGTTTCAATCCCTGCTAGTTTGTCAAACTGGTCATCAGTCATTAAACCATGAGCAGAGGTTGTTGCATCGGGTATCGTTGCTGTTATTGTAGAAGAGTCAGTCTTTGTCAGAGTCAAAGTATTGCCACTGTATGACACTGCATTGATAGGTTGTGTAGTGCTATCAATGATTATTCTCTCGTTTATTCTACTAACAGTTATACTTCCACTGCCTTCAAAGTTTACAGAAGTAAAACTGCCGTCTGTTCCAGTGAGTTTCAATCTCTTTGTGTTATTGACTCCTGTATCCTCCACACTGAATGCATATTGTGTATCGTTTGCATCAAATGAAACTAAATCGACATAACTCTTCACAGCCTTTGCAGATGGGACAGTATCATGGCTACCACTTACAGCAGTGATATCTGTATCTAGAGCAGTTATACCTGCAAGGTCTGCAATAGTAGCAGACGTAGTTAGATAGTTACCAGCCGCTTGTTTTGCATTTAGTTGAGTCTGTATTGCAGATGTTACACCATCCAAGTATCCAATTTCAGCAGCAGAAACACCAGTCACACCATCTAGTATGTTTAGTTCTGCGGCTGAAGCAGTCACGCTTAGGTCACTAAGGCTTTCTATCTTGGCATTCAATGCAGTTGTCAATCCTGTGACTTTGCTTTGTGCGATAGCCAACAGTTTGTCATTTGCAATAGAACCAGCAAGTTGTGTATTGCTTATACCACCGGATTTCACCGTGACTGCTCCGCTACTAACGTCAAAGTCAGCACTAGCGAATGATGCAACTCCCTTGTTCGATGCAGTGGCTTCTTCTGCATCTATTGTGAGACTTCCGCCACCATCGTTGTATGTTGTAGTGATTCCCTCTCCATCAACAATCAGAGCATTTACTCTATCATCTACTCTCTCATCTGTATAGTACAGATTTGCTCCTTCTGCTACGTTTGCAGTGGTTAGAGTGATACTTCCACCTAGAGCAACAGTGCTACCATTCACTGTGACAGACGAATTAGCGAGTTTGCTGTTTGCTATACTTCCGGCTAGTTGTGCATTGGTTACTGAGATGTTACTGACATTAGTTGCGAAGTTAGCACCTGCTGTTGCACCAGTTTCTATTCCTGCTAACTTAGTATTCAAGGTAGATGTGAAGTTAACATCTGATTGACTATCGGCAGATAGAACTCCTGTAACTGCATTGATTGTTAGATTGCTACCTACTTTTATTCCACCAAGAGTAGATGCCGAAGCATTGGCAAGATTGAAGTTATTGGCGTTTGCCTCTATCCCATCTAACTTGCTTTTCAATGTGTTTGTGAAGTTGTTCTGTGTTAGACCACCATCACCAACGCTGTATGTTGTATCAGTGACTGTTTCTGTTGCTGATGTTAGATTGGTTATATGACCATTTGAATCCAAGGTTATTGATTGAATGTAGGTTCTGCTTCCTGAGTTGTCAACACTGCTGGCTGCACCGGAAATGGTGGGGTGTGCGGTTAAGAAACCACTGTTAGAATTACTATAATTAGCCAAATCAGTATCTACATTTAGAGTGTCACCACTTAGGCTAATATTCGTTCCTGCCACTAGATTAGTATCATCAGAAATATCCACTTCACCAACAGTAATCTGCTGACCATTCAGAGTTAGATAGTTCCTGCTTCCTGCTAACGTGACATTTGTTGAGTTGTCTGTTCCACTGACATCTACTTGCAGGAGACTCCTAGCAGCAGACGCTGAGAGAGTTTCAACAGAGCCAGCATTGCTACTGCTCCTACCAAGTACAACTCCTGAGTCTACGTTCTGTATCTTGTCAAATGTAACAGCATCATCTGCTATTCTTGCGGTGGCAAACGTGCCACTCGTAATCTTGCTTGTAGCGAGGCTAGGAATACGAGCATCTGCGAATGTTCCACTGGTTATCTTGCTTGTTGCTAAGTTAGGTATGTCTGATGCTGCAAGTTGAGCAAAGACATTTGATAGGTTGATTTTCTTTAGTCCACTGCCAGTATCGTTATACATCAAGAAATCATTTGTCTTGTGTATTCCATTTTCAGTGCTTAGTTCCGTAATGTCTACGTTTATTGTTGCTCCTGAGTTAGACAATCCTGAGCCGAAAGTCAAAGAGGCTTGTTTCCCTGCTAGGTCTGAGACTAGGTTTGTTATCTTGGATTGAGCAACGCTTCCTGCTAGTTTCGCATTAGTTACTGCGCTATCTGCTATTACAGCAGTTCCAACTGCATTGTCTGCCATCAGAGCAGCAGTGATTTGGTCATCCTGTATCATAGCGGTTAGAATAGCATCGTCTGCAATCTTAGCGGAGGTCACAGCATCATTCGCTAGTTTAGCAGTAGTGACATCGGAATCTGCAATCTTACCAGTTGTTACACTTAGGTTTGCTAGTTGTGTAGTGCCTACTGACGCACTTTGTATCTCAGTTGCACCGACTGTATTTGCACCAATCGCAGTAGATAGCGTGACATTTCCTGAACCATCGAAAGAAACAGCACTAGCGGTCACATCGCCTGATAGTGCAAAGTTCCTAGCGTTCGCTAGAGCAGTAGCAGAGGATACAGTTCCAGTTAGATTACCAATGAATGTTCCTGCAACGAATGTCTCAGAGCCAACTGTCCATCTTCCTGCACTCTCATCCCAAACTAATGTCTTGTTAGTTTGACTACCTCTTTCCACCTCTATCCCTGCATCATCAGATGCTGCTGGTGTTCCTGTTTGGTCTGAGTTTAGAGTAATTATTCTATCTCCTATATTGACAGTATTTGAGAGTACAGTAGTGGTAGTACCACTAACAGTCAGGTCGCCACCGATAGATAAATTTCCTACACTGATAGTATCATTTGAATCACCAAGACTAAAAGTTCCTAGATTCACATTATGCAAAGCAGTCTTCACATTGTCTGTATCTGTAACATCTGCATTTGCTTCAATGCCTAGCATCGTCACAACATTGGCAGGACTTATTTCCTCGATGTTTCCAGCACCGGAGGAGTCTCTTCCAAGTATCCGGTTTGTAGCAGATACATTCTGCATCTTGGCGTATGTAATTGCATCATTAGCCACATCTGCTGTTGCGATTGTTCCATCTGCTATCATGGCTGATGTGACTTGTACTTCTTCGACTGTTCCAGTAGATGCCTTCCCTAAGACTCGGTTTGCTGTACCAATGTCTTGTATCTTATCATAGGTTACTGCGTCACTTGCAATCTTAGCAGTCGTCACATTTCCATCTGCAATCTTAGCAGTTGTTACGTTTGAGTCAACGATGCTTGCCGTAACAACAGCACTGGATGCTAACTTAGCCGCAGTCACTGCATCATCTGCTAAATTGCTTGTTCCTAAGTTAGATATCTCACTAGTTAAGGCTAGTGTTCCTGTGCTAGAAGGTAATGTAATAGTAGCAGAACCTTTGGTTAGTGTTCCATCATTGTTGATTCGCATTGTCTCAGAACCACTGTTGATTGCGGAGAACTGTCGAGTTGCTTGCTCGTAAAAGACGAATTGATGTAACCTACTAGTGGAGTTGTTTGCTTCTGCGGTATCGACTTTAACCACTATCAGTGGTATGTCTCCTGTTGCTAGTTCTGCAACTGTGGCTGCACTAGTGGTCGCCTTTCCAGTGACAGCACCATGCCTCCATGCCAATACATTTGATGAATTAACCACTATCAAACCATACCAATCATTAGAGTTAGCAGCAATAGTAGCGACAGTAGTTGTTAGAGTAGCACCACTGACATCTACTAATTTACCATCTCTGAGGACTTTACCTGCTGCAACTTGGAAATGTGTCCTGCTACTGGTAGTTCCTTGAGTCAAACCGAATCCGCTTATTCCTCTGTTCTCACCAGTGGCAGCGTGTAGTGCTTTGATGATTCCTGAGTGTATGTTGTCTGTTCCATCCTTCAGTTGTGTGCTAGATGGATTGGTCGCTAGTGTTGAAATTATACCCGGATTTGTTGTCATTAGTTACCCACCTCTACTCGTATTGTGAACGAAACCGTATCTCCACTGGCTACAACACCAGTATTCGTGAAGGTGACTCGGCTCAATAACGTGCCGTTTCCGTTTGTTGTTCCTGTGACAAAGATGCCTATTTCAGAAGCACCGGAAGGAGGAATCTGCGCTCCTGTGAAATCAACATTGTATATCAGAGTAGAACCCACTACTGTTGGGGTCTGACCAGTCTTCTGAAAGAAGAAGTTGTTCAATCCTGTTTGGCTTGCTGATGTGCTATCCCCACCATCTCCTATGGCAATAACATTGTATTGTCCCGCTATTAGTGTCGCTACTGCATTTGCTCCTTCGTTTACTACTGTCATCTTCAATCCTCACTTGTATAATATCCTATAACCTGTCCTGCTGTTGTCTCAAATCCTAATGTCTCACCAAATCCAAACAGGTCATCGAAGCCCATGTTGGCTGTCTCACCTGTTCCTGTGATTGTGTACTGTACTAATGTAGTCTTTAACGATATAGAGTCGCTTATCGTTTTTCCAGTTGAAACCTGTTGTGAGTTCCTACTGAACAACGTGGAACTTGAGGCACTCTGTTGTGTGCCAATTTCAGATAGTCTTTCTGCTATCGTCTTGTCGAATGTGCCTACTGTCATGGTTAGTGTGGGAGTTAGAACGTTCTCTATCTCAAATATGATGTAGTCATTAGGAGGAATGTCATATTGTGGGAAGTCTAGGAAAACAATGTCTCCTGCTTCTAGTGTTTCAAGTCCTTTCTTCTCAACATTCAATGTTATTTTTCTAGCATCGGATGAGTGGAGTTCTAGAAGTTCAATTGCTTTTACCTTGGCATCTGTAATGCTTCTGATGTTAGCATCAACGAATTTAATGTGAGTTCCAGCGTCATCACTAGCAACACTTGTCTTGATTCTATCACCAATAACAGTGACTTTATTGGCCCTCGCAAAGAGAGAACTATTTTTCTTTACAGAGAAGACTCTATGACTTCGATAAGAAATTCCCTGTTTTCTCAACAAGGGTGCAGAGTTTAAGTCACGAAATACCACTTTTTTGTTATTGACACTAAAATCTAAGTTCTTCTTTCCTGCTAATTTGTTTAACATTTGGAAAGCAGATGCTTGAACAAAATTATCGGTAGAAACGAATGTTTTCTTGTTGAACTTAATTATCTCATCATTAACAAGAGGAACGAACCATAAATCGACATCTGTATCAGTAGTATCTACATCGTTAACAGTGATAGTAGTTCCACTAGTAGAGGAAACAGAACCGATTGGATATCCTTCATGTGTGAATATTATATCACCATCTGCAATATTCTCTACTGTGGCTTTGCAAGTAATGACATTGTTGGAGACAGAACTCACGATGTTTCCAGTGAACTCTGCTTGGGTTTGAACCATATCAACATCGAGACCCGCTTCTTTTATGATACGCTCAATCTCCGTCTCTACCTCTTCACCGATAATCATACTAGTGCCAATGTGACATTTGGATATCTTGTCCAAGTTAGGCTTTCTAGACAACTCTAAGTCTATCACTTCACCAAAGGATACAACACCATTTCCAGTGAGAGTTCCTTCGTATGTCAGTTTGAACTCATCTCTCCTGATGGATGTAGGAATATCTTTACTGGTATTTGATACTGTTATTGTCTTTCTCTCTGAGTTAGTTCCATCTGTGATGAAGCAATCAAACGTATCTCCATCTGAGTATGGTAGATTAGCGAATGACTGTGCTACCGAAGAAGGGACTATTCTCTGAGTTCCACTAGGGGCTGTATCTAAGTTCATTAGAACATATGCACTGAATACTCCCTCATTGATGTAGTTCTTAGCATGGATTGTCTCTCCTATCGCTCCCGTTAGGAAGTTAGATGATGTCTCACTGTAATCTAATCCAGTGGAATGAAGTCTGTTCAAAACTATCTCCTTTGGTGTGTTCTTGAATGTCGTTTCTGCTAGTCTCATTATTCGGTATCGTGGCCCTAAGCCTATTCTGAAACTGCCTGATGTTTCTTCAGTTGGTAAATTTGTATCAACTGTAATTGTATGAACTACTGAAGTAGCATTACTCTGTGTTTGATTTGTTGTGTGACTGAGTATCTTAGCAAGGTAGCCTATGTTTCCTCCTGATGACTGTAAGAAAGCATTAGGATGAATGCTACTGTATGCTGAATTTAATCCGCTTATACTACCAAGATTAATGTCAGAAGTTTCCTCCTGTTGCCTTTCTGCAACTAGATAGTAACCAGTTAGATTGGGAACGAAGTTCAGCCAAGCGTGGTCAGATTGATTTGTGTTGCTTGTTGTGTTTAGTGTTATAGTGATAATCTTGTTAGTTGCTCCTGAGTCTATTGATACAGCAGTTGAACTCACATCCAAGACGGGTTTTATCATCATCTGCGCTCTGTATAATCCACCAGTATTACTTGCATGAGTAGTAGTCATGGCTTTGTGGTGTGTGAATGTATCTGTTGTAAGTGCATCTCCTTCCTTGTCAGACAGGAAGTATTGCGCCCCTGCATCAACAAAATTCTCATTGCTAATGAACTGTGATACTCCGGCTCTAGCATGAGTGCCTGATAATGCGAAGGCTTTCTGATTCGTATTGTCCTTGAAAATCATGGTGTTAGGAGAATGCTGGTCTAGGTCAGTACCAGCACTGTATGAACCAAACGCAGTAACTTCATCATTAGACCCTAACAAAGCACTGGTTTGAAACATGTCTTCGGGAATACTTGGCCCTTCCTTGCTGACATGCCTTATGTTTCTGAAAACACCTATGCAGTTGTCATACACATGGTCATCTCCCTCCAACCCATAACGCTGAAGTTCATCACCTGCTGATGCATTCATATCCCCATGAACTAGCCCCGCAATAACCCTTGATGAGTTCATGTAGACTCTTGATGTTGGAGCAGTAATACCGTTGGCGGTATGCCACATAGTAGGTCTGTGATACGGGCTTTGACCACAGACATCTGAATTGACACTACCGATGTTGCCACTTGTTCTACTCTCAAATGGTAATGGTAGGAAGATGCTAGGAGGATTGAACTCATCTCCTCCCGAATCCTCAAGCAAGGCATACTCAAATACGCTACCTTCGGTGCTTAGGTTTGGTCGGGCTAAATACACACTAGTAAAGTCAATTCTAGGCACATCTACTGTGTTGCCACCGACAGAGGTGGTGTGTGTCTTTTGGAATCCCTCATCATC